GGAATAATCTCATGGCTGTATTTCTAAATAACAATGTAGGTGTGAAGATTAACTCAGTCGATCTTTCAGACCATGTAACAGCAGTAACAATCAACCGCGTATTCGATGAGCTAGAAATTTCAGCGATGGGCGATCAGTCTAGAAAATTCGTAAAAGGCCTAGAAACTTCAAGCGTAACTATCGATTTTCTGAATGACACAGCAACTGCAAATGTTCTACCAACACTTCAGGCTGCATGGGGAACAACAGTCACAGCTGTATTCCTACAGACAAAGGGAACAGCAGTATCTGCTACTAACCCTCTCTACACTGTTTCATTGCTAATCAATAACACAACAGACATCAATGGTGCTGTTGGCGATATTGGTACACAATCAATCACATTTACTGCTAACTCAACAATTGCAGTAGCTACAACAGGTACTTTCTAAACAATTAACAAAGGGGCAAAATCATGGCAAAGTTAAAGATCGTTCGTACAGATGGAAGTGTAATTGAAGGAGAGATTACTCCAGCAGTGGAGTACGCTTTTGAGCAATACGCTAAAACGGGTTTCCACAAGGCGTTCAGGGATCAAGAACTCCAGTCGCATGTCTATTGGCTTGCTCATGAAATTACTCGTAGAACAGCAGGTGAAACTGTTAAGCCTTTCGGGATTGACTTCATTGAGACACTTAAAAGTGTCGAGGTGCTTGATTCAGACCCTTTAGCTTAAAGCGCGATCTTCCATTCACCTATCTAATCGCTAGGCTAAGCATTAGATTGGGGATTGCGCCACAGCAGTTGTTAGACCTAGATAAGACCATGCTCGATGCATTAGTGCAAGGGCTTAAGGATGAAGCAAAGGAGGCTAGTGATGCGCATAGAAGTCGAAGGCGTTAAACAAACTCGCAAAGCCATCCGACAATTTGCTCCAGAGTTGAACAAAGAATTGAATGCTGAACTTAAAGCAGCACTAGCTCCTATTGCTAAAAAGGCTAAGGGCTTTGTTCCTTCTGATTCTCCGATGTCTGGATGGGCTGGGCGTTCATTCTCAGAAGGCAAATTCCCGATTTACAATGCTCGCACAATTCGTTCTGGCATAGGTTTTACCACTAAAGCAGGTAAAGCAACTCGATCTGGATTTACTTCTAACGCAAAGATCTATAACAAATCTGTTGCGGGTGCTATCTATGAAACAGCAGGTCGAGCCAACAACGGGCAAGGACAGCCGTGGGTCGGCCCTAAAGCAGGTGGCACTTCTAAGAAAGTTAGTCGATCGATCAATCCTAATGCTGGAGAAAAGTTCATTGAAAACTTGCCACCATTGACCAAGAGCCTGAAGGGTCAAGGCCGCTTAATTCTTAAAGCATGGGCGCAGGATCAAGGCAAGGCTTACGGAGCAGCAATCAAAGCCATAGACAAAGCAGAGCGAAAGTTTATTGACAAGTCTAAATCTACTACTCTAAGTGAGGCTGCATAATGGCTATTGATATTAACATTGGGTCGAAGTTAGATGCTAAAGGATTTAAGCAAGCTGACACAGCTCTCAACAAGTTAAACAAAAGCAGTAAAAATGTTGCTAGAAATCTAGGCTTAGCCTTTGGCACAGCAGCAGTTTTTGCTTATGGCAGAGCTTCTCTTAAAGCCTTCGTAGAAGATGACAAAGCTGCAACCTCATTAGGACAGACTCTCAAGAATCTTAATCTTGCCTATGGCTCAAACATCGGCACAGTCAATGGCTTTATTTCGCGCCTTGAGATGCAGACGGGTGTGCTTGATGATGAGCTTCGTCCAGCAATGGATCGATTGCTTCGTGCAACAGGTGATGTAACCAAGTCTCAGGAATTGCTTGGACTTGCACTTGATATCGCTGCTGGAACTGGCAAGTCAGTCACCCAAGTTTCTCAAAGCTTACAGAAGGCGTATTTGGGGCAAACCCAGGCACTTGGTCGTTTAGGTGTAGGACTTAGCAGAGCAGAACTTACTTCTTCATCATTCGAGGAAATCCAGCAACGATTATCAGAATTATTCGCTGGTCAGGCAACGGCAGCAGCCGATACTTATGCAGGTTCATTGGCTAAACTAACAATTGCCGGCAACAACGCTAAAGAAACTATTGGAAAAGGCTTAGTCGATGCATTAAGAACTGCATCAGGATCTAGCACTATCGATCCAACAGTTGAGGGAATTAACAAAGTTGCAGAAGCGATTGCTGGTTTAATTCGTGAGACAGGCAAGTTCATTGCTATTACTAAAGCCAATTTCAATCTTAAGAATCTTTCATTCTTTTATCAAGATCCAACTGCCTTTCAGGGCATGGGCAATGTATCGACATCAGTATCCTCACAGGATACGCAGAAGGCAGATGCAGCAGCCAAGAAAGCAGCAGCAGCTCTAGCCAAGCTCACAGGCACTCAAGCCAGCAACCAAGCTAAGATCCTCAAGGATAAGAGACTTGCGACTGCTATTGACAAAGCCAATCTTGCACTTAACAAGGGCAACGAAGTCTTTGACATAGACAAGATTCAGATTGCAGCAGCACTGACTAATCAGGCTGAGCAACTAGGCAAGGCAACGACTGACACCCAACGCTTACAAATTGCCAATGACACTGCTCGTCTCAATGTTAAGCAGTCAATCCTTGCCCTAGAAGATGCTATCGCTTCTAAGGATGAAGCAGCCATCATTGCTGCTACTAACAAACTTAATGCAGACTTAAAGGTCTTAGGCGCATTGAGTCTGCAAAATATAAAACTTACTGACATCAAATCATTATTAGACAGCCTACAGCCAAAGGATCTAGTCAATTTAACTAATCTTGATGCAGCTCTGGCAAAGATTCAAGAGATGCTTAGACTTCTCGCACAGGCAAATACTCAGGCAACAGCTAAAGTACCGACAAGCGGATCTTTAGGTTCAGGAATTCCAGTCGGAGATTACATCGCGCCTATCTCCAAAGACATTGCATCAA